AAGGTGTACCGATACCGCCGCCGCCACCCGATCCATCTCTTATCTCACAGATACAAAACGTACCAGGAGGCGGTCTTTCCCATACACCCCCACATATTAAAATGATGAAAGAGATGGACAACCCTTCACCAAGCGAAGAAACACCCACCATCGATGACAGTGAGATATCTATTTTCGGAGACCATAAAAGTGATCCACAAAAACAACACGAGGAATTTCTATCACATCTTGCTCTAAGTGATTTCAGTCTTAATATATGTACACCACAAATGGTGTATAATATCAGTTTTGATTTTACTATGACCATATAAGAGGTGGTGTGTCGCCTATGTAAAATTGATAAATAAGCTTAAGACTAAATCATTCTTTTTATTTACAGACTGATTACGTGAGTAGTGCAAGTGTCACAACAACATATACAGTCATGAAGACGATTATTGCTCTATGTGGTAAGAAGCGAAGTGGCAAAGATACTGTCGCGCACTTTCTTAGTACACAATATGGATATCAACACCTAAAACTCGCACAACCTCTTAAAGATGCGATGCATGTATTATTCGGATTTACGACAGAGCAAATGGAAACAGATGTAAAAGACACGGTAGACCTGCGGTGGGGGATTACACCACGGAGAGCCATGCAGTACTTTGGCACAGAAGTAATGCAGTATCATCTTCAAGAGGTCATTCCGAGTATTGAAAGAAATTTCTTTGTACATAGACTTATGCATCAGATACACCAATGTGAAAATGAGAAGGACAGCTCTTCGCCGTCGTTTGTTATTAGCGATATGCGGTTCATGCATGAATTTAATGCACTTTTGCAATTCTCTAAAGAAAGGGGGTATCATTTCAAAGTATTAGAGATTGTCCGTGGCAATCATATTCAAGGACCGAATTCACAGGAAAATACCCATAGTTCTGAAGTGGAATACAAAATGATCCCGAAAGACCATATTATCTTTAATGACGAGGGTATACCTCAACTCTATAAAAAAATGACAGCCATCCTTGGTAACACGATGGAGAAAGAGAAGAAGAATGATAGACGGGAACATTAATTGAATTCAATTACACGGGTCCCCTTATAAAGGTTCATGTTCTTTACGTTTGATTGGCTTAATTGTATCCTCTTTTTTCTACGCTGGACGACGACCCCTCCGTCTTTGGTAACAACTTCTTTCACCTTGATGTTTTTCTCATCCTTCTTTTTCTCTTGATTTTCTTTTTGTATCTTTAGCATGTCACTTTCAATTTCATCATGGTTCTGGACAATGTACTGTAGAAGATTATTTTGCAAAATCCATCGGAAGAAGTTTAATTGTCCTACTGTAGTTTCAATCGTCGCGCGTTGTTTCTTTTCATTTTCATAGGGAAATTCAATGCGGTCACGACGCCGGAAGGGGTCAAAAAGATGCTTGGAGTAAGATTTAAGTTGCGAACGGTAACTGAGATATACATTAAAATGGATTACGTTCTTATTCGCGTCTTTCAGAGGTACAATCGTATTATATTTCTTTGAATAGTTGGTAACAAACCAATCAATTAGCCGAAGACTGATGTCTGATTTCCCTTCTATAATATTGGCAACGGTGTGTATGGTATTGGTGATTTTTCCAGCATTGTTATTGGATGGAGGTGTAGCAATCGCCTTGGTAGAATAAAACTTTGTAAGAGAGTTCATTAAAAGATCTTTGGAACCTTTCATAGTATCCAAGAGATATCTGAGGTGTGTAATATTGTAAATAGTTAATGGCATAATCCTTAAGTCTTTACGTCTGTACAAAAATGAACGACATGTAGTAGTTTTTATATGGGTACGTTTATGAATAATATAGCAAGCATCATTCTCTTAGCATTCACCACCGATTTCAAGGGGGCGGCGGGTAGCGTCAGAGGCTTCGTAGCTGGAGTTGAGGAAGGGGCCCACAGATACCTTGGGGATCACGGGTTCCGAACGGAGCTGGAGGTTGGCGTTCTTAAGAGAGCTACCCACTGTGTTCACACCTACGAGGTAACCGGCGGAGAGGAAGTTCTGGTCCTTGACATCGCCCTGACCAGCGGGGTTTACTTGTGCCCACTTGCTGTTGGCGGCATCCTTGGGGAGCAGATCTTCGGCAGTAAGACGGTCCTTGGGGAAGCAGTCGCCGGGGAGTTCTTGGGTTTCAAAGTCCACGTTGCGCCAGTCCTCGTTGTCTTCTTCTTCGGCGGGAGCAACACCGTTGATGTTTCCGGAGGCACCTCCTTCCTTGGCGGTATCCACGTGGTTCACAGATGGGGCACCAACTTTGTTAGCGGGAAGCGTCTCTTCTTTTTCAGTGGCAACTGTAGAGTTCCAGAACTTTTCAGCTGTCTGAACAGTTTGTTTCTTGTTGTAGTAAGTGATAAGCATAAACAGGATGGCGGCAGCTGCAACTATAAGAAGCCCACGGAAAATTGTGTTCTTGTCCATATCTTTTATTATTACCCACACAAAATAATTTACGGTAGTATGGGTGGTATAATTGGGTCAGTTTTAACAATAAAATGTTAGTTCTGTTCTTCTGACAGGGAAACAATATATTCTCTCATCTTTTTCCATTCTTGCATCTGTGCATCAATCATCTGGAGATACATAGATTGTATATTCACTATCTTTGTATGCATCCGTTTGCGTTCTTTCTGCAAGAGTTCTTCTTCATATTCTCCCATGGGAAGTTGTTGAAGTGCATGATTGTCTTCTTTGTCATGTGGTTCATATACTGCCTCTCTCATTTCCCTGACAGTCCATTCTACGAAGAACTTTTGTTTATAAAATCGCAAGTTCTTCATTGCGAGTTTCAAAAGGATGCGATTGCCAACATTCATACTAAGGTCATCGTCTACATCCACAACTTTTAGGCGGATGAGATACCCATGTTTCTTATCATAGATGATACTGTTCACATAATACTCTTCTATAATCTTGGAGTTCATGCGGTTCTCAAACCATGTGTCACAGTTCTCTTGAACAATTTTAATAACTTGCTGATTAAGATCATGCAAAGCACTCATGTTCTTACGACCGTCCTTGATATATACATACTTCTCCGCCTCACTAAGATCACTCACTTTTACAATCAGAGCATTCTCAAATGTAAAATAGTAAGATGTATTGGGATTAAGAGATGCGTAGATATTACTTGTATACGTGCCATTTTCACGGCGGCGAGGACGCTTAATGATAAACTTGGGGTCTTGCGAAGGTTCATTCGTCTCCGTATTCCCTATAGTCGCAGTTTGCGGTTGTTCTTCAGAGGTATACTCGTTCTCAAGATTTGCAATGTCTTCGTCTACTTCCTCTGCCATTTCGCCGTCCACTGCTACATCTGTGTCACCTGTATCACCTGCTACATCTGCGTCACCCGTATACATATTTTCATCTTCTTTCATGTATTTGGGGTTTTGATTACCATAAATGTCGTCTAACTTTTCCATTTTGTATGTACATATCATTATTTGTCTTTAGGTTTCAACGCGGATGTGGTTAAGAATAAGATTTCCCTCTGAAATGTAAAGGACCGCGTGTGGTAGAAATATGGCATCTTCACCGGAACTACATACCCCCTCTTTTCATATTCCAAAAATGCCTACGTCTTCTAAAAACTTCGTTACCATACTTCTAAACAAGTTCATGGATGTATTGATGGAAGAGATGACAAAGGACCAAATGAAAGTAACCATACAAGAAAAAGTTATATCTCCCATGATTGTTTTGTTGTATAAACAGTTATATCCCTATATATACACCATTGTTATTGTGATCTTCCTAATGTTTATAATGCTTATTGTATTACTGGTATCTTTCATTATATACTTAAGAAAATGAGTTGTATAATAATTAAGAAACACCACCTTCTTCTCTCTTTGTTGCTTTAAAGATACGATATCATGGACGTGCGTTATATGGAAAAAATCAAGCAATGGGTAGAATACGACAACCGCATTCAACGAAACAAAAAGGACATTCAGACCGTGGTGGAAAAGAAAAAGGACGTAGAAACAGAACTTTTGGATTATGTATCGTCGCAAAAAATGGACCGGTTCACCATTAATATCAGTGATGGGAATATTAAATTTACCAAGATGAATGTAAAACCCCCTCTTACACAAAAAGTATTGCGAGACACTCTTCAGGATTATTTGGCGGAGAAAGATATTAGTATGGATATTGAGGACTTTCTTCAATACATGAATGAAAAAAATGAAACCAAGACAAAGTATATTATGAAGCGTGATATCAAGACATCTTCATCCTCTGCTGACCAATAATAATTTTTATGGTATGCTTACATGTATTAGTAATCATAGTCTTCTTCGTACTCCCGAGCACTCCCGCCAAAGAAATTTTCCTTAAGAGAACTCGCGGAGTTTTTGTACAACCATCTGGTAATGTTATCCACCATATTCTTTTTGAATGCTATGGTCTTCTCGGTATATACGTCAAAATCATTTTGTACTGTATTAGCGAAAGTATCAACAATGAAATTGATGGTGGAACTATACGTTGATTTCCACGTTTCAAAATCTACACGAGGTGAAACAACGGCGGCAATAACACGGGCTGCGTCTGCGTCTCTTTTCTCTATCCGCGTGTATTCTTTGTTGCATGTAAGAGGCTTCTCTTCAATGCTATAGACAACCTTGTTGGTGTCTTTGTCTCTCTTTATTCTCAGCATAGTTAGAGGTATAATTTATACACAGTTCAAAGCTTAAAGCTATTATGATTTATAATAATCAAAAGACTGGGGTAATCTCTAAATACTTGCAGTATGGGTAGCCAACATCAACATAATTATCTACAGGCAGCACTCTTTGAAGAGCCTCAGGATAATTCTTCTTCACTATATGCTTCAGACGATCTATCTAAAACTATCAATTTTTTCAACAACTATTATGAAACGCTTAAAACAAAGACACCTGTGCCATCTATTTCCAATGGTTCAATGAAGTATTACAATATTTCATCGCGTGTAAATAACTTGTATACAGATAACTATGAAAAGTTCGAGAGCACATGGAACGACCTTCTTAACAAAGAAAAGGCGTGGTATGAAAATAACACTGGAAGAGTACAAGAAGAAGACGAGTATATTTTGGATGATGTACAAGAACTTTTGGAAAGTGTACCCTTCTTTGATTTTATGTACCTATTTATGGAACACACCGTTATGAAAGATAAAGTCTATGTATAAGAGAAAGAAGACACCAGCTAACACTATTATACACATATTTTTACAACATTTACGAATGATACAAAAATAAATGTTTATTTAGAATATAAAAGATATATGGTTGATAAGATGAACGCCTCTGCACCCGTTGAAGTAAAAGGTAACCCCTCTTCGTTTGCCCCTAACGCAGCCCCTGTGTCTGGTGGCGCTCGTTGTGCCAAGAAGGCTCCCGCTGCTGCCAAGAAGGCTCCCGCCAAGAAGGCCCCTGCCGCCAAGAAGGCTCCCGCCAAGAAGGCCCCTGCCGCCAAGAAGGCTCCCGCTAAGAAGGGTGGTGCATTCGCTGACGCTCAGTTCGGTGATGCTATCAACTTTAACGTAAAGAAGGCTGCCCCTACTAACGCGTCTATCAAGGAAGGCGGCTCTTTCTTTACCAATGCCGCCACCCTGAACGCCAACGCCGCCCCTAAGGCTAACGCTGCCCCCAAGGCTAACGCCAACGCCGCCCCTAAGGCTAACGCTGCCCCCAAGGCTAACGCCAACGCTGCTTCCCCCAAGGCCGGTGGTTCTTTCGCCGCTGACCTGAAGGGTCTCGCTGTGCCTTTCGCCATCATGCTTGCAAAGCACGGTGTAACGGACATGGTTGACAAGAAGAAGGCTGCCAAGGCGGCTGCCAAGGCGGCTGCCCGTAACGCCCCTCGTGCCACCGCTACTCAGAAGGGTGGTGCATGTGGTGCTTGTGCACGTGGCGGTTCCAAGAAGGGTGTGAACGCTGCCGAAGCCGGCGGCAATGCTTTTGGTGCTGCTCCCAACGCCAAAGCTCTTAAGAAGAACTTCACTTCTCTGTCTGCCCAGATTGACGCATTCCTCGCCATGCACTAAGAAAAATAAAGAGGACGGTGTTAAAGTCTAATTAGCACATGATACGTCGTATAATACTTTCTCAATTTCATCATTGTACATCACTTTAAGATATTGTTTTTGAACCCATAGGTGTGAATAACATTCTGCATCATGGAAAGAATATCCACTCTTCAAACATTTAATCTTAAACATACACCTGTCAAAGAACGCATCGTCTTTTTCACCTTCGCTTTCTTTGCGGAAGATATAATGTGTACCATTGTCTGAAAACAAGAATACCATGGTTAGAAAGAATATACCACGCGTGTGCAGCTACCCAGTGTGTAAAATTACGAATTTATTTCTTTAGTAAAAATAATAGGACACAAATAGAATGACTACGATTACTTCAAATAATGTGATTACCCAACTTCTTGATTTCACGATCCCAGAGGAATACAAACCGTTCCTTGATGATATTATGAGGGTAGCTTCTATCCAAATTACAATTCAATTTTTGTACTACATGAACAGCAATGGGGTTATTCCTTTCTTCTCTCTTGATTTCTTCTTCATGCTTCTCTATATTATCCTTGGTGTCTGTGTTTACTGGATGATAATTAAGAAGTTACTTCTTCTCAAATAAGTATTCCGTTGCATCTATCATCATGACCGACCACAACTATACGGCTCTTGGCGAAGATGTCTTCAGTGATACTGAATTTTTCTTTTGCTATCGCAATCATGACGATAGTAGTCACACACGCCCCTCTAAAACCGTTTTCAATACATTGTTTCATTTCTATACATCCCACGGTAAAAACATTGCAAAAGAAATTATCTCGGCACCTATCACAGACATAGATACATTATACGAACGCCAAAAAATATTGTATGGCATCTCACGCATATCATACAAAAATAAATATCTACTCCAACACTTTAGAAATGTCTCCGCAAACAATGATAGAATGGAACAGATCACATCTGCGGAAGTAGCAAGTACATACAAAGATGTGCTATACTCATGGCGGTATTTGACACATGGAAATAAATATCCGCTACTGGTCTACGCATTAAATATATATCGCATGATTGTATCGCCAATTACAGGCACTCTTTCTCCCCTCTCGTATCTATTAACACCCTATCTCGTAATGTGGGTTAAATTCGGCGTTCGTATGGATCCTCGCATATTCATACAACTCTTTTTAGTAACAATACGCCAACAACCAAAATATTGGATCATCCTCTCCGTAGGCGTGAGTATCTTCATGTATCTACAAGGCATCTACAATAGTATAGTGATTGCATATACCATCCATACAAAGCTTCAACAACTCTCAGAGTATGTACAAGCTATAGTATCTACACTCAAGAGTGCATATATTATCAATACAACATTATGGAACTCCCAAATCCCCAAAACATTTAGAGACGCATGTTTCACACTCCTCTCTGATGTGGAAGAAAGAAAGTACATACAAAGTCTTCCTCGCAAAATAGATTTAGAATATCAATTCAAGACTTGTGGGCTCCATACATCTATGGGAACTCTTGTACATACTTTTACAACATTGCGAGAAAACGGGGCCATCATAAAATCTATTATGACAAAGACACGTATATTGGATGCTCTCTATGCATTTGCGGCTCTTCCTAAAGACAAGTATGTATATACAGAGTTTGTCAGAGATGCTCAATATCCATTGTGTATAATGAAGGATGTAAAACATCCCGTGCTTTCAAATCCCGTTGGTAACAATGTATCTATAAACAGAGACGCACCCCAAATGATTATTACCGGTCCAAATGCCGGTGGCAAAAGTACCATGGTCAAAACCATCCTTATTAATATTCTTCTCTCTCAAACTATCGGTATGGCATATTGTCGTCACATGACTTTGGCACCATATCATTGTATCCATACACAGATGAATATTCCAGATGAAAAGGGACATGCTTCTCTTTTTGAAGCAGAAATGCATAGATGCAAAGAAAAGTTAGACATACTTCAACGACTATCAGAGCATCATAAAGCACTCTTTGTCATGGATGAAATATTTAACTCTACGAATTATGTGGAAGGGGTTTCTGGTGCTTATGCGATTATCAAACGTCTCGGGACAACCCCGTCTCGCAACACGACAGTAATCTTCACGACACACTACGGTTATCTCACCAGTCTTGAAACTATGCATCCACGATGCTTTATAAATTATCGCATGAATGTACAAACATCTCCAGACTTTTTGTTTCCATACAAGTTGGAAAAAGGCATCTCACAACAATACATCGCTCTCGAACTTTTAAAAAGAAATGGTTTCCACAATGAAATTGTAGAGGATGCCCTCACTATCAAGAAAAGTGTTGCGGAAGCGAGTTTGGAGATGACAAATAATATTATGGGGAGAGAACAAACATGATAAAGTTAGACGCTCGTACGCACATGATAATCCTTTTGGTGTTTGGAATGATCTTTGTAAGTTTCTTCCTATATACCACTATTAGAACTCTTCGTCGTCTCCAAGAACAGGTGCAGGACATACAAGAGGAGTTGGAACATGTGAAGGGTATGAATACCTGGGCTGCCCAGTGTCCCGTTCCTCCTCCACGTCCTCCTGTTCCTACACCCCCGCCTACGGTCCCTTCTGAACCAGTAGAAGAAGATGTAGATGTTCGCCAACTCAATGAACTTGTAGATAATGTTGAACGCATGACGGAAAACGAAGCCGCCGTAGAAATGGAAGAAGTAAAACCTGCTACTACAGAAGAAGCTGATATGGTAAATGGTCCGGGTGAAGAGGTAGTTGACGTAGATATCTCTAATCTCTCTGGAATGAAAGTAGAAGAACTCCGCGAAGTATGCAAGAAGATGGAACTAAATACAAAAGGCACGAAGCAAGAACTGCTACAACGCATTCAAGAGTTTGTTGAAGTAGATAACAAAAAATAATCTTCGTAACAAATAAATACTTACATCGCTATCTCAATGTCGTCTTCTCTTAATGTATCGGACAACAAGTATGCTAACTGCCCTCCCCGCATGGCAGACGGCCGCCACTTCACAGATTACCGCCCTCGTTGCTACCAGCAGTACTCTGAACGCTACTCCAATGGCATTCAGAGCAGCTTTGACTACCGCATGTTCCTCACCCGCAATGCCACTGATATTATGATGAAGAACGCCGCCGAAGCTTACAACGTCAACATGTGTGGACCCTGTGTATCTACCGCTGTTCCTGAACTTACCAAGCAGACATGCGATGACCGTGTGTGCCGCTTTGATCTCAACAACCCTTACGGTCTCGGCGTAGGACGCAAGTAGCCACCTCCATCTATTTTTTGTACATACTTCTCTCATAACAACATATTCAAGACACGTGAATATAATAATTTTGTATATCTACAATAAGATTAATACCCTCATTGTATTATTACCATGTCACAGAAACAAACACATGATATCATTGTAAACGGAAAGATAGATGTTGCTCTGAAAGATCGGAAGATACGCTACATCGCAGCTTGTCCCGCGGAACACCTTACCAACTACAGTGGGTCTGGTCTTCCCTACAGCAGCCCCGCCCAAGCTTTTGAAAATACACCAAACCAGGGAACCGTGGAAGTAACAAATGGTAAATTTCGTATCCCACTGCGTTTCCCCAATTCGTACTACATGAACCTTGGTACAGATATTGTACCACCTACTGTCTTTTTAACGTACACAACCTCAGAAGGAAAAGAGATACATGATAGCATTGTTATTAGCGAAGGCATCCCCTATCGCACTCTTACATACCCCGATAAACGCAAAGAACAACAACAAATGTTTTACAAAGATGGTTGGGCAATGCCTGTACGTACTCAAGAACAAATCCTTCGCCAATCGCAGTACCCCGCTCAAAACACAATGCCCCGTAATCATTGGGGCGTGAAACCACCTCTCTAAAACAACAGCCGTTGAATTATAACTGTGCAAATGTATTACTCTGTATTGTCATTTTTATCGTCTGATTTCCCTATGAAAATAGATTAATGCCTTACGAATACACAAAACAATAAAGAGTTTGCAGTAGGTACAAAAAATAAAAAAGTTTTTATCCTCTCTTAGATCTTGTTGTCTTCATTTCTACAATGGATGCAAAACAAAAATAATTTTTTGTACCTACTTCAAAACATTAAGTGGTAATCTTGTTTTCTGAATCAAGAGGATCCATTGCTTCAAATGTCACCCCTGCTTCCGAAGCACCAGATGTTGCGGTACTTTCTTCCTCAGTTTGTGTAATGGATGGACGCAAGTAGTCTTTGCTAAGGATATTGCTGTATACCGAGGGGAAAGACGAAATCTTTACACTATCCATATCAATATCCATGTAGGTATTCTTTTTCAGTTCCATAGACTGCAAAGCCTCTTTAGAAAGAGCCTTTGTGGTAGTACAACTGTCCGTATTCATAAGATTGAATTTGCTCTTAATCGCATTCAAATCATCGGTGGAGATGGTCTCCAAGAACGTCTTAGAGGTCGTATCAAAGATACTACGGTACATTTCACACGTCTTTTCATTATAAGAGGGTAGCGATTTATCCCAACAAGCACAAAGCTCGTCTTTGGGGTTTGCAGTACAGAAAGCATTGATTGCCTCCCTGCAATCCCTGGGGGCATTGAGTACCGCGTTTGTATTACTCCAGTCTGTAATGGTGGGACAAGCCGCTTCTACGGTACTATTGTAGGGACACATGGTCTTTTGTTTTAATGCAGATACCAATGCATTGTAGTCATTTGTCAGTTCAATAAGATTATTGTTTGTCGCCTTTGTGTATTCTCCATATATATGCTTGTAAATAACACTTATCTCGCTATCTACAAATGCCTTAGGGATAACACCAAAGGAGTACATACTTCCCTTCCAGTTTCCAAAGCGGTTGATAACCATCTCTTTGTTGCTGAATGTAACATTGTTATCCTTGGTGACAATGTCAGCAATCGTATACAACTTCTCGGAACCTCCTTGCATATATACAACGCGAAGGGTATCCACTTCTTTGATGATGAAGAAGAAAGTAGGTACATTCTTGTCAAGCACAAACTTTCTGTCATTGGCATTAAGCAGACACTCGTAGCTCTTGTTATCATCCAGATAGCGTAGTACTAATTCTCCCCGCTGTACATTGTCTACCACTTCTATACTGTTTGCACGAATAAAGAGAGCGATGCCGTTGTTATTCCCGCTATTCGCATAAAGTTTAAGAAGCTCAATCTCTTCATTGTTGGTGGAAACAAATTCGCCATGCTTTATGCAAGTAAAGATGGTAAATGTGTTCTGAAGACTAATTCCCAGTTGGTTCGTAAGAGGACCAATAAGACGGTTCTTTCCGAAATGTACACCACTTGCCTTTTCAAAGATGGGGGTGTTCTCAAATTCAAATACCTTGTTTTGCAGCGTCTTACAAGCAGTCTCTCCCTCTTTGTATGCAACATTTACCCACTCATTCGTTCCCACGTCAAGACTGTCTTTTGTAAATACAGAAAGATATACATTGTGGGTATTTGCAATTGCACTGTAATCTTCTACTACGACCTTTTCTGTGGGAAGTGGAGCATCAGCAAAACTCTCCACGGCATTCTTGTAATATACTTTGTAGAATGCATAGGCGGCGAGGAATGCGACAGCGGTTCCCATAATGTATACATCCGTATGGTTGTATGTATTATAAGACATTACCAGATACACGATTACAAATACCACAAATATATATATGAACCAATATGCAGCGTTATTGCCCAGCATAGTCACCTATGTCTTGTGTTTATTATATACAACTAATTTTTTATACCACTAAATAAAGAACCATAAAGAGTATCATGTCTCACGAAACTGCCACTGATATTAGAGTAATCAAGGTGGATACCGCGCCCATGTTTGATAATGCGGTGGAAAAAGGTGCCACAGGTCCCGTTGCTGCCGAGGCCGCCAAAGAGGCAGTCCCTCTTCCTGCTGAGATTGAAACGATTGACAAGGAAGGCACTTCTTCTGTAGGCGACCTCATACATATTATGGGAGGAGCTGCCCGTCGTAAAGCATCCCAGCCAAAAAGTGAATCCGAGTTCTCGTTAAGGTCTGATACGTCTAGTGATTTTGAAAAGGAAAAAGAAGAGGAAGATGAACTCTCTGATATCTCAGCACTCTCAGATGCATCTCATTCCTCTGTTTCAACAACTGATCTTCTCGGAGCAGACCCCCTCCTTCTTGTTCTCAGCCAATTTTTTGTGAGCAGCAAAGACAAGAATAAAAACATCACTGATGCAATTTACGATCTCGCGGATGCCATGAAAGCACTTGCAAAAAAATAATATACATTGTTACTCTGTTATTTCATATTGAAAGCGACTTCTATGAATAAGATACACCCTCCCCTGCTTCTCTTGTTTTGTATCATTTAAAAGTTGTTGTTGGAGTTCGGTGTGATGGATCATTTCTACTTCCTTTCTGTTTTCTTCTAAGATTTGCCTAATAAATTTGTAGGCAACGTTTGTATGCTCATAACTCTTAGCACCCGTAATAATCGTGTTCCCAGACTTGAATACTGCAATGGTAATCTTTTTACACATATTACTTTGATTACGACGTGTTTTTACACCACAATATTCGTCACACCTACACACACCATCATTGTTGGCATTGTAGTAGTAAGTGATTTTAACACCTGGGTAGATACATGGTTCGTACGAGCATTCGTGTGCAGAGTAATCCCGTTTCATAAGTCTGTACAACTTGTCTTGCTTTACAGAAAAACCGACGCTGAAATCACTATTAATAAGATGTACGGTATAACCTACATTTTGTAGCTTCGTCTTATCACTTACAAGATTAGGGTGGTCGTCAACACACTTCTTGATAATTTCAATAAGCTTATCAATCAACATCTTTCCCTGTTCAATCTCACGAATTCCAGTAATTTGTACAACACCGTTTTTAAATACCTTTACATTCATCTCGCAAACCCCAAGAATACGATAGATCAACGTCACCTGATTATCAAAGGGTTTGTTGTTCTGGTTCCGTAGACCATTTGGACGCAACGCAACTGTGTTTATTGCCGACATCTTTGTATTCTTTGGCACACGCTTCGTTTTCTTTTTGGGATTAAACCCCTTCATATTTGTATCGGACGTGTTCTTGCCATATTCTACATAGATGATGCCATCTTGTAACGGCACAGAAGGTTTTGATTCATTGGCTTTTTGCACATTAGCTGCCTGTTTTCTTGAACCACTACCTACCACCTTCGTCTTCACCGGACCGTACTCTACAATAGGCAAAATATTATACAGTTCTGTCAATGAAATAAATGGCTCCGTGGTTCTTTCTTCCAAGAGGGTATCTGCATTAATAGAACCCACTGCAGTAATAGTACTTACACGATAAGGAAGTTTATCCATGATGTAGGTATTACAAATTATTAGCAAATGATGCCTATCACACGTCTCTTTATATGCCGGCTTATCTCCTTATGTACTCATTCCTTTAAGTAATAATCATACTTGCCTTCATGAAGAAAATCAAATTTTACATGTTGCATTTCATTAGGCATTCTTTGAAATCTGAACGAGATAACGGACATCTTCATCAGACATGTATATCACTCTCCACTCTTCTTGAGTAATCGCAACAGGTTCATTTTTGTAGATACTATTCTTCATCAACATTTTTTTTGCAATTTCCATAAACGTTTCCAGACCATTCTCAAGAATAGTGTCAAACACATGTAGGCTATTATTTACGAATATTGGCACCCAACCACCAAATTGTTTCTTGAAACAAACCGAAGATGCACCAACCGTAAATATGAATAAGTTTTTTTTCATGTCCACATGCACATTCTTGTTACTTGCACCCCCCACTGCCGCCGGCTTTACGGCATTACGGAAACAAGAGAACATAATGCAAACGTGGTCGTTCTTATCACAGAGAAAAACAAACTAAACAAATGTTTCTTTCATTTTTTTTGAGTAAATACGACTAATGTTTTTACTTACTTGCGAGAAACACGCTTTGTAGTACTACTTACCGCCTTCTTTTTGGTAGTCGCTGTCTTGTGGTCATTCATTGCCGCGAGTCGTGCATTATAATATGTATCATAAGCCTTGTCAAATTCATTCAAGTCATCCATCCACATGCTCTCTTTGGTTTTCTTTGTAATTTCTTCATGCTTGTTGCGACATGTCTCAATCTCTCCATTCAGCTTGTCCACCTCATCTTTGGTTTGCTTGTAGATAGGAATTTCAATGAGGTAGTTATATCCTCCGGATGTTCCATTCTTCTCCACCTTCATGTACTCACGCTTTTCCAAAGTATCTTCCAACTCCTTCTTTGTAAGAGAAGATACGTCAATGACTTTAGCAATTGTCTCTTGGATAAAGCGGATGCGATTTTCCTTCACTGCAATATCGTTCTCCAATTCTTGAAGCACCTTTTCCTTACGCAGACCATAGTACTTGAGACGTGTTACATAATACTCATCAATGATGTCGCCTACTGTGTCATACTTCTTAATTTGCCCATCGGAATTGAAGAGATACATATTGTTAGTTCCCAGACCCTTGGTTTTTACGAGCTTGAATTTGTTTTCAAACTCCGTGAAACCATTGGCCGCCGTCTTCATCAATGCATCTACGGCACTACCAGAGTTGAAATGGAGTGTAAAGTCCACATGCGTGTGTGTGTAATTGCTGTCATACCCCTTCAGAGGAGTGTTCTTTTCATCCAAAATTTTCTCCAGTAGTACCTTGAAGTCTTCAGTCCAGAACCCCACAGGCAATTCCGTCACACGTATTTGCGTACTGTTAATACGTTCAAAGCATCCTGTGCTCTGCCACTTTGCGTCTTTGGCTGCAGTATCACCATCTTTTACAATGTTGCCACGGAAACCACAGTACCAAGGAGCCAAGTCCATGGCCGGTGTCTCACCCCTCAGTTTCTCACGCAAAATACGCACAATTTCTTTGGGATTAAAACAGGGGACGTTGGTACTGAACCCTGTCCCAATGCCAAGAGCTCCATTGATTAATACCATGGGTACAACGGGCATATAGTAATCCGGCTCTACCTCATCTCCATCATCCACGCGGTAATTCAGAAGTTTCATATCTTCCTTCTTAAAGATGGCATTCACAATGGGTTCAAACTTCGTAAAGATATACCTGGGTTGCGAGGCATCACTACCCCCTTGAACACGGGAACCAAATTGTCCAATGGGCATCAATAGATTGATGTTATTGGAACCCACGAAATCCTGAGCCATGCCTACAATCGCCCCTTGCAAACTCGCTTCCCCGTGGTGGTATGCCGCATTCTCGCTAACATAACCGGCGAGTTGTGCAACCTTAATTTCCTTGTCATAAATCCCCTTCTTGAAGCAACCGAAAGCAATCTTGCGAATAGATGTCTTAAACCCGTCATTAATGTTGGGAATAGAACGTTCCAAGTCGTAGTTGCTAAAGTGCTTCAACTCGCGATGCACGAATTCGTCGTAGAAGATTGTTTTCTCGGCACTATCCAAGATGGCATTCTTGTCGTATACACCCAACCATTCTTTACGATCATCCGCACGTTTCTTGTTAAACGCGAGATCAAGGGCATCATCCGAAGCTTTCCCGTTGTGCTTGTAATCCACGGTCTTTAGCTGCCGGAAATATTCAATTGCCTCTTGCTCCGTGGAAGTACCCAGACCCTTGTAATACTTAATCTTCCATCCACGAACATCACCTTCGCGTCCTCTTACCCATTCTTCAAAGTCACTCATGGTATAGAACGACACCACCTCCGAGCCCTTCGTCACCTTCACAATGGGTGTCAACATACATGTCAAGAAATGTTCCTGGTCCTTCATAAGAGATGGCCAGAGACTATGGAACATATTGAAGATCAGCCCCTTAATATGAGAGCCATCGTAGTCACTGTCTACCATAATCATAATTTTTCCGTAACGCAAATCATCCAATGTCTTGTACTTCTCACCATTCTTCAGACCCAGAATTTTCTTGAGGTTTGCCATTTCTGCGTTCTCGGAGATCTTGCTGTCTGTGGCATCTTTTACGTTCATCAGCTTCCCCCTAAGAGGGAAGACCCCGTAAGCATCGCGTCCTACCTGACTGAGACCCGCGATGGCCATCGTCTTAGCGGAGTCACCCTCCGTAAGAATGAGTGTACACTTTTGACTCTTGTCAGTGCCCGCCCAATTCGCGTCATCAAGCTTGGGGATACCACGAAGTGTCTTCTTCTTCTGCCCATCCGTTTTCTTGAGTTCCTTTTGACCATGAAGTGCACTGATTTCCAGAATTTTATCAACAATACCACTCTTGTATAGCTTCTCAATAAACTTGTCACTCACCTCTGCCTTGCTCCCGAACTTTGCAACCGGTGTTGTAAGCGTCTCCTTGCTCTGGCTATCAAACATTGGGTTTACAATCACACTCTTAACAAAGATAAACAGGTTGTCCTTCACAGCCTGTGGCTTAATAACCACATTCTTGTTCTTCTTTGTAATCAATTCAGTGAGCTTCTTGACAATCTGGTTTACGATATATTCCACGTGCTTACCACCGCGCAAAGTCCAGATGCCATTCACGAAACTAATTTGCTCAAACCCGTTAAAGTCATTGTAGGATGCAGCAATTTCCCAACGGTCATTGATTTGCTCGTAAACACGGACCTGTTCTTTCTTGTCACCGAGATAGAGATCCACATATTTCTCAAAGTTCTTGTAGTCCAGCTTCTTATCATTCCAATATACCGTTACATCCTTGCCAGTAACGGCACACATGTCATATACACGCTTCTCCATCAACAGATACATGTCGTCACTAATCCCCTTGGGGCTCTTGCCACCCGCACCCTTGAACAAAGAGAAGTTGGGAAGGAACCGGATAGTCGTATACGGCTTCTTCTTGCACTTTGTAATCTTGGGCTTGTTAATAACAGTCATGCCATTTTCGTACCGCTGAATATAATGCAACTGACGCACCGCATCCACGGTTTCTACTTCAAACCACTGTGAGAAGATGTTTGTTGCCTTGCCACCAATGCCGTTCTGACCTCCCACAATACGCTCGGCATTGTTGTCATAGTTGGAAGAACTAAGCATATTGGCAAAGATGAGTTCGGGAATATAGATGTTCTCTTTTGCATGAAGAGCGATATCGATGCCATCACCATCATTGGTAACTTCAATGACACCAGTCTTCTTATCCACCTTTACACGAATGTTTTTAACATAGTTGCCAACTTCCGCCGCCGGTTTTTCAAGAAGGCGAACCACATGGTCCCCTGCATTCACCAATATTTCATCAAAGATCTTGTAAAGTCCCGGAATATACTTGACCGTCTTCTTTACCATCTTGGTTGCACCATCCGTCTCTCCAATTGTCCATACTTCGCACTGGTCTTCTTCAATGGAACCGATGTACATACCCGGACGTTCGCGGACGTGCGTAATCTGGTCGTACTTTACATAGATATCCTCTACAGCAGGGGCAGCTGCCCCCTTTTTGGTGACTGCAACAGCTTTCTTCGGTGCCATGGTTTCTGTTTGTTACTGAGCAGAGACACGGAAGAAGAAGGCTTCTTGAAGGCGTATAATAATATAACCAGTGAAGAGTGTTTATATCTTGTTCAAAAAAGAGATGCACGGGGTTATTATAACGATATGATATGTGTCAAATTTTTGAATCTCCCGACTATTTCAGGATAGAATATTTCTTGTAACCAAGTGCTTCGCGGAGAAGTGCAGAAGATACTTCTACCATGGCACCTTCTTTCTTTGCCTTGGCTTTGCGTTGAAGCGTATGGAACAATTCATTCATAATAGTGTTAATCTTTGCCTTGGTCTGCCTCACATCAATCTTTGTGTTGGATGTAATCTTCAGCTCTTTTGCAATAAGTGCCACAGAGTTGAGAGAAATGTTAAAGAAAGGGAAGTTTGTACCGGCACCCCCTTCCATGGCAACGGCATCATCCGAAGGGATGACTGCTTCATCGGCAACTGATGGCACCACCGGCTTGGCATTTGCACTCGGAGCATACTCGGGAATAGATTGACGGAGCCATTCTCCATTTTCAGTAGTGTCGGTAAACTGGATGTCTTCGGTGTATTTTGAAAGACGTGATTCGCCAAAGTAATCAATGGGAAGAGAGACGCGACCTCCTTTCATGGAAAGTTTTACATCTTCAGAGGCTCCCCCCTTCATCTTGGAAATGTTTTTTACATAGTTTAAAATACTCTTGTTAAGAAGTTCATAAAATTTAATATCACCCGTGGTCATATTGTACTTCTTCAGATTTTGTTTTATCTGACGTTCAGTGAGGATAATCATTTCCTTGATTTTATATTAGGAAGATATAATAAAATGAATGGAAGAGTAGATATCTCAACGAACGATGGCTCATCTTTCAAATCTCATGATTTTTATAAGAACCAAGACCGCAAATACAAAAATCTTTGCACTGAAGCAATTTATGGTATACACGCGAACAATGACTTGGCAAGGGTTTTCTTCAGTCGCCAAAACATGGATGCCCTACAACAGGGAATAAGGTATGTGGTTTATAAAAACACATGCGGGAAACACATTATTGATAACCAATCCGAGACGGAATTAGCAATTATCATGCGGTCCATGTATCTTCAACATGGAGAGCACCGCCCTTATGGTATTATTGAACAAGTAAAAGAATTAAATGGCCACGTGATTGATTTCGCTGTTCCTAAAATCATTGAGGAAATCAACATGCATGACCATTACCGCAAAGATGTTTCCGCTCTCCCTGTCCCCATGGCGAGAGGGCAAATTGAAACAAATAAAGGCACTCGTGTTCTTGAAACAAAGATGTTTTAGTGATTTCACTCCACGTCATCTCGTTTTTTCTCCTCCTATGATAAAATAAATGAGTTCTGTTTCCAAGATATCTTATTCCAATACACTGATGTTTACAATCATTGCTGGTATCATCAGTCTCTGCGTTCTCCTCTTTGCCACCACACCCTCTGGAAAATCATACTACCCGGCAGTATTTACCTTTGAAATTGGCATTATTCTTGTGATAGCATATGCAATTTACCGTATTATCACTGCAGAGAAGGATGCAAAGAACAATAGCACAAAACTGGTTGTGGATTTTAACACTTGCCCGGATTACTACACCCGCCGCCAAATTGGCACAGAAGTATACTGTTTCAACGAATACAACTCTATTGACCAAGATGGGAGGCACATGCTTATGAAGATTATGCCCGTCAATGTGAATGGCACAGAAGTAATCCCTCCCCAATTTATAACCCCCACCGATGATGTAAAGGACACGGATTACCTTTATGAAAAATTTGACCTTCACGCTATGCAAAAAGACCCCTCTCTAAAGACAACGGAAGACAAGTGCAAGCTGTTGTACTCCACACCTAAAGACAAGGAACACAAATATTCTCATTACCCCGATATTCCTTGGACATACGCAAAGGGACGCTGTCAGAGCTTTGTCTAACCATGGATATCTTAGAAGCAATCAAGCCCCAGAAGCTCTCTGACTTTGTGGGCAATCACCTTCAAGTAAATGCATTTTTATCTCATCTTCGCAAGAAAGATACTACCAAGAGGATTATTGCCGTTACGGGGTATCATGGATGCGGGAAAACCACACTCTGTAATTTGTTGTTCAAACATCTTGATTTTGATGTATATAGCGTGTCAAAGGAGAACTATAAAAGCAAAGAAACACAGATGGCGATAGAACAATTCTGTACAAACAAAACGATTGAGAGTTTCTTTGCAAAGAAACAAAAACTGGTGTTCATTGATGACGTGGATATTCTTCAAGTGATTGACCGCCAAATCATTACGTACATCTTCTCTTTATTACCCCTCTTAGAAAGATGTAAAGTGTTTATGGTCATTACAAATTCATCGTTAGAACAAAAGAAATTTAAAGAGGCAAAGAAAGATACCGTGGAACATATACATTTAACAACCCCCGATGTAAAAACGGCATACACCTATCTCTTAACACAAGATACCGTACTCGCAGATGACCCCGAAGAACTCCTTGATATGGTAAAAACATACCGCGGGAATATTCGCGACGTTGTTATGAATTACCAGTTCCGCAAACAAGAAGAGCCTGCGAAAGTGAGTGCCTTCCGAGGCATGAATAATTTTGAAATCATTGATTGTCTTTTTCAGAAAAATCCCATTTGTGAGAAGGACATTCTTGATTTAACAACAGAAGATACCTCGCTACTATCCTTCCTTTTGTATGAAAATTTCCCAGACCAGCTATATCATAATCATAAAATTACAGGGAGTGTAAATGGTATGCCCCAGACCATGATGGATGCTTATTTAAAAGTCAACCGCAATTATATGTACTCTTGTATCTTTGAAAACTTTATGTTTGAGCAGAGTTACTGGAGCCTTTATGATATTGTGCATCGCACACGTCTCTATAGTATTATAACGGCATTGCAAACGGCGGAGAAAAAGAAGGTCACGAAATGGTTTCAGTATCGTTTCTCACAGGCTTTGAGTAAAATCTCTCATCGCAACATCCTGCGTAAGAAGATGTATACGATACAAGACGAAGAAGCATTCTCCCCGGAAAATATATACACGATTGCGGATATTTACAAAGGTATGAACAAGAAAGAGCTAAATGCAGACTGGACAACCATTGTAAATGTGAATGCCAAAAACTTTTGAGAATTATTTATCAAGAGGATATCATCATATACGTTCTTCTTTTTCTCTGTAATAATAAAACGTCCATAAAGTTATGTTAAACAATACCAATACAAAGATGAATTCTTATTTGAACACTTTTTCATCGAAAGCGAATGCCGGTGTCAACGCAGCCGTTAATGCTACCGCCAAAGCAAATGCCGCTGTCCTGAACGCCAACACCTCTCTCAACACAGGTTCTTTCTCTCTCAAGAAGTGGTGGGCAGGTCTCAATAAAAATATTGTCATCGTATCTTGCATTGTCCTACTTTTATTTATTGCCGTGATCCTCTACATCACCAGTGCTTTGCGTAGCAACCAGTTGAAGGGCAAAGCCATCTCCGGGGACCTTATTAATCTTTCCAAGTCTGAACAAGCACGGGAAATCTCCGGAGAGAATATCCCTCTTCTTGCGGTAGGCAATGAATACACCTATTCCTTCTGGCTCTATCTGGATAAATATGAGCGCGAGATTAACAGTGCCACCGAAGAACCCATGCACAAGATGGTGTTTTACCGTGGCAACAAGGACGAAGTCATTACCGCAAACCCCGTGGTTATGCTTGACGGAAAGAGCAACAAGCTCCACTTTGTTATCAAGACTACCGAGTCTTCTCTTGTCGCCGAAAACGGAAACCCCCTTACAAACCTCCACGACATTTTCACAATGAACTTATTTGAAGGAACCAAGAACATCAACAACCCCACTGTAAACAAGCACCTCATCCTCTCTGTAGATTACGTGCCTTTGCAGAGGTGGGTACACTGTGCTATTGCTATTAACAACAAGCTTGTAACTCTGTATGTAGATGGTCAGATCTACTCTGTGACAAACGTAGATGAATTCAAGGCAAGGCGTTCCGGAGATTACAACCTCATCGTTGACAGCACCAAGGGCGATGTTTTCGTGGGAAAGAACACCGTTGGTGGGATGCGTTCTCCTAATGGATACATGGGTAAGATTGACTTCTTCAACTACGCTCTCAACAGCGAAGAAATGGTTAAGGTCTATGAAAAGGGTCCTCTTGTATCACAGGGGGCTGTAGCCAGTGTGATGTCTGCCCTCGGCATGGACAACTACGGTTTCCGCAACCCCCTTTACAAGCTCTCTGACAACATCTAATTTGCCAAGTAATCAAGCTTCTTCTCAATCTCATTTTTTCTTCGTAATATGATAAAGATATGAAGCTCCCTGAAATCAAACCATTGTACCAGGTTTTGATAGCTCTCATTTTGGTTTTCATCCTCCATTTTATCACATTAACTGTGCTAAACATTGATGCTCTGGTGGCCCCAGACAGTTCAAGCAATAAATATATTAAACCTAAGCAATATACATCTCTCGTGGAAAACATTGTACGTCCACAAAGTCTCCAACAAGTAGAGTTCAACACTATAAATCCTTATGCAGCCAATTTTAAGAATGTCAGTCGTTCCGTGAATACAAAGGGGGGTGCTCAATTTACCTACCAATTCTGGATGAAAATCAATGAAATAGATGATGTCCCCGAACTCATTCTTATGCACAAGGGCGACGAAAATCTTTACAACGTTGGATATTACACCAAGACGAGTTCCGGTAGCGAACAATTTACGCGCCAAACGCTCATCGGCCCCGACCGTTTTATTGCATGTCCCCAAATTCGCTTCGGCAAGGATTACAAGACACTGAAGGTCCGTTTCAACACTACGAACGACATTTTCAACGAAATCACCATTGATCTAAGCGACAAAAAAAAAATGATTAACATACAACCCGGCACATGGTATCTCTATACTTTCATGTTTGAAGACAACTACAGCCCTCTGGAACAAGCAGACAATGGTATCCGCTTTACTTTCTATCTTAATGATGTACTGTACTGGTCAGAGAGTGCATCGTCCTTCCCCGCATTCCGCAACGATACTTTGAAACAAAATGATGGTAATCTTTACTTCTTCTTGAATAACAAGTCGTCCCGCACATTCCTGGAAATGGGCAACATTGGATACTATAACTATGCTCTGGTCTCCGACGAAGTCCGTGAATTATACAAGAAGGGTCCTCCCACAAAGATGAATGATGTAGATACTGTAGAGGCTTCTCAGAAACCCCGTTTCCTCAATCAATACAATATGATCCAATAGTAGTAAGCGTCGTTAAATCTTTTTTTTGTATGCATAGCTCCCAATGAAGTCAGAACGCGATTTTGACAACATGGTTTATACTTAGGAAAACATTTTATAACTATGAATAAGTAAAGACAAGGCTTAACATGGCAGGTGGTTTAATGCAGCTCCTTGCGTGGGGTTCTCAAAATATAAAGCTCAATGGTAACCCTTCTATGACTTTTTTTAAGAAAATATACCGTGCCCACAGCAACTTTTCCATGGAGAGCATTCGCGTGGGGCTTAATCGTACCACTCTTAACGTATATGAAAAAACCACATTGAGAGCAAAGATAGAACGCCATGGGGATATGGTACAACAAATATATTTTGTGGTAGAACTCCCTGATATTCTTCCTAACTATGAGGGGTTCCGCTGGGTAGAGAACCTTGGGGAAGCACTTATTGATAATTACTATGTTACGATTGGTGGCATCATGGTGGATAGACAATATGGAGAACAGTTGCATATTCAGAACTCCCTTTCTATGCCCACGGATAAACGCCAAGTGTATGAGAAAATGATTGGTAACCGCAAGGAACTTATTGAACCCTTTAAACCATTCCAACTGACGCACAATAACCTCACGCTTTATTTGGAGGAGATTTATCCTGCGGTGCCGTCGCGAAAGATTTACATGGTCTTCAATCTTTGGTTCAATCGCGACCCCTCTTTGGCACTTCCCCTTATTGCTCTTCAGTATAGCGACATTGAAGTCGTGATTGAAACGCGGCCTCTGATGGAAGTATATCGTGTAATTGATCCGAATGACAAACTTACTTATATTTCGCCGCACTCTTTCATTGCACCGGATCCTAATAAGGAAGAACACAAGCTTATTAATCTCGTGGACAATAGTCGCGTTACATGGATGAAGACGGAGACAGTGCTGGAAATGAATGCGTACCTTGAAGTTAATTACTATTTCTTGGATCAGAGAGAGCGCGAATTCATTACTTACAACTCTCATGAGTATCTTATTGAGCAGACTTACCGCATACAACGGTACCGTCTTCAGAATAACAATATCTTTGACCTTGTATTACAGAACCCTATCAAAGAGTTCTTCTGGGTTTTGCGGAGATCTGATGTAAATAAATACAATCGTTGGACAACCTTTACAGATGAAGATGCCCCTATTATCAAAGAGTGCAAGATTATGTTTAATGGGCTTGATCGCATTGATGAGAAGGATTATGGATACTTTAATTATTTGCAGCCTTTCCAGCACCACACAGGGTGCCCGAAAGAAGGGGTGCATGTATATTCCTTCTCTCTCAATCCAGATGAAGGTCTTTTCCAACCCAGTGGTGCTTGTAATATGAGTCGCATTAACAAAGTGCAAATGATGGTGAATACTTATACACCCAAAGATGCCAGTTACTATTACGACTTTGTACTTTACGCAATTGGATACAACTTCTTTAAAATCACGAATGGTCTTGCAGGGGTTGTTTTCTCTGCATAATTTGGTGCGTTATACAATAAGCAATCTACAATTAGACAAATTAAATTTTCAAAACTATTATAAAGAACGCATTTCCTTAACAACAATGTTGAGTTTTTTGTTCCCCAAAGAAGAAGAAGGTAAAAGCTTTGGTGTAAATATTAACAGCTCTGGGTCTCTTCCCAGTGATATTGAAAAGGTGAAGGGCACTATTCAGAAGGCGAATAAAAAATACCGCGAAGAATTTTCTAAGTACAAAGAGATCGCCAAGTTTAACCAGCAGTTATCTAATGGTTATATTCGCAATCTTCAAGCAATCGTTGATGTTAGTAAAGTACTTGCTTATTACATGGAGGTCTTTAACATGATTAAAGAAGAGTATCGTAAGAACGAAGAGATTATGGGAACCGCAGTGCTCAAGGCGGAAGACATTGCACACTTAGAAAATCTCACGCGTAACAAGATTGAAAACATGAACCAACAATTTAATATTGAGACAGACCGTCTTAAGAAACTATACACCTCTTTTGGTAAGACTGTGGAAGTGGAGAAGCTTTCCAACGCTCAACTCGAACTAAAAAAGACCACAGACATGGCTAATGCTACTTACTCAACTCTTCGTCGTTCCATGCTTGAGTCGGAGGCCGCCGCTACTGCACAATTTGGTGGTAAAAAGAAGAAGACACGTGCTACAAAGAAAAAGGCAGCGGCTCCAGTAGAAGAGGCAAATGTACCACCGGTCCAGAAGCCTAAGCCCTTGCCGAAGAAGGCGAAGGTGCGTCGTGCCAAAGTGGACAAAACCGCCTAAGTGCCCTGTTGTTTTGCATACCTGTTCCAAATTTATTTAAGTCAAAAATCAATCTATTATATAGCTTAAGATCTATTTTCTCATGTCATCTGGTAAAGCAAAACTCAAGAAGACAGACGCTAATACAGAGGATATTGTCAAAGATATCCCTGTGGTGGAACCCCCTAAAAAAAGGGGCAGGAAACCAAAGGTAAAATTTGCGGATGAAGAGGTTGTCTCTCCTTCCGAAAAGAAGGTGGTAACACACGATGCGGAAGACCAGGATGTAACGACAGCTCCAAAAACGATTGGACGTAAAACAAAGAAGAGTGTGTTTGCAAAGAAGGCAAAGGAAACTGAAGACAACATTAATATCCTTCAATGTGACGAAGCTTCTATCACTCAATGCGGGGACAACTCTGAAAATGGTGTCAAAAAGGGGGGTCCCAATCAAGCAGTGATGACCGACGAACACGTTATTGTTAAATTAAACATTCCATTTGGCGATGAAGACAAATACGAAGACAGACGCGAAGACAATTATATCAATAAAGATGTACCCATGGCTTACAATAAAGACTCTTATCACAACATGCAGCGGTTTGACGGAGATAAGGCTGAAGATGTTGAACACGGTATTCAAGCGAATGGTGATGTGAAAACCAACCTGGGAAATTCAAGAGGAGATGGTGGCATGGAATACTATCATGGTTATCATAACAATTATGAAAATGAAGTCATGAATGGTAGTTCCATGAGACCCCAGCCGCACCAGCCGAATATTTATAGTGATATCAATGGCAATCCTTTCACAGAGGGGGATAAAATGGACATGAACAGGAATTACATTTCCGATGACATTTCTAAACTTCGCGTGGTTTCTATTTTGGGTGATTTTGAAGAGAAAAATCGTAATAAAGAGTGGCCAGCGAACACGAATACATCTTGTTATTGGTGTTGTCATCAATTTCATACTCCACCTGTTGGCATCCCCGTTGGCATCAAGGATGGATCTTTCCAAGTATTCGGGTGTTTCTGTGGTCTGGAATGTGCATCTGCTTATAATTTTAGCAGCACAAATGCGATCGATGATGTATGGGAGCGTAATAATCTTCTAACCCTTATGGCAAGAAAAATGGGCATTCGCAGTGTGATTAAACCAGCACCGAATAGGCTCTCTCTTAAAATGTTTGGCGGCTTCCTCAATATTGAACAATTCCGGAACTACCACAATACATCCAAAGTTATACATGTAAACTTCCCACCCATGACCTCTATTACACAACAAATTGAGGAGATTAATGAATATGAGCTGAACCAAAACTTGAAATACATTCCCATGGATAGCGAACGTCTCAATCATTGCAAAGATCGTCTTTTCTTGAAGAGGCTAAAACCCACTATTTCTAAAGACAAGACAACGATTGAAACTACGATGAACCTAAAATATAGGACAACCCCGCAACCCAAATAACATAATTATTTTTCATACCATCATTCTACAGCGTTTGATGCATATAAAAATGATATAAAGACATTGCACTATGATATGATTGTAACATGCGAAGAAAAACTAAAATCAAAAAAATTTGATAACACAATGTGTTTATTCTAACTTCTATTCCATTCCAATTCATTCCCTATTAAGAGACCCGACGAGCCACCATCAAAACGTATTAACCCCGTCTGATGTGGTCTCTGTAAATACATGCCTACCTACCTACTTGCCTACCTACATGTCTAACACACACTTTATAAGAAAGCCGACGAGCTACCATCAAAACGTATTAACCCCGTCTGATGTGCTTTCTGTACTATATAACTATCA